CTCGGGCTCAAACTCGCTCAGCACGGCTTCAAGCGCCGGGCGAGACATCCAAGCCGTTTCGCTGTCAGTCCAATGGCAGAAATGCAGCCGCAGAATGTTGTTCAGCTTGCCAGGGATAGCCTTAGCCTGCCGCACTACGCCGGCCAGGTAATCTTCCTGCACCGTAACGCCTAGCAGCGGGTTCGCCTTTACCCAACAGGCCGGGTCTTCAAGCGGGTCGTCGCCGGGGTCCAAAGCACAAACAAAGCTGAAGGATTCGTCGTCAATGACTTCCCCAACGAAGGTATAGGCCTCGTCAGGCTCGCGCGTTCCGGCTGCCACCCGCACCGCGTGCTGATGCTCTTGCCAGCATACGCTTTGCCGGTCAGAGCCGGAATTGGTCGCCATTATAAGCAGCGGTTGCCGGCGCCATTTAAAGCCGCGCTCCAGCATTTCTATCATCGTGCCGTTGCGATGCTCATGCACCTCGTCGCACAAAGCGCAGGACGGTCGCGGGCCAGACTGGCCGTCATCAGATGAGATCGGGCGAAAAAAGCTGCCCGTCTTCAAGTCCGCCAAATTCCAAACCGGATTGCCCCCGGAAGGCGTCAGCCGTCCCGATAGCGCGGGCGATTGCTGGAACATCGCAACCGCGTCCCGAAATAGGACCATCGCCTGGTCCTTTTTTGACGCCGCCGCGTAAACCTCTGCCCGGTCCTCACCGTCCGCCGTCAGGCAATACATGCCGACGCCGGCCATGAGCGGGCTCTTGCCGTTGCCCTTGGCGATCTCGATATAGGCCCGCCGGTAGCGGCGGCTGCCATCCTTCCGGCGCCAACCGAACAGGCTGCCAACGATGAATTTCTGCGATGCGTGAAGCTTGAACGGGCGGCCCTCAAACTGGCCACCGTTTAGCCGTAGCACCACCTCGAAGAACGCAATGGCGCGGTTTGCCGCGTCCACATCCCAAGTCAGGCCGCGCGCCTTGGCGCCTTTCATGTCCGCCAAGTGCCGCTTGCAGGCGTTCCGCACATGCGGCCCAGCGGTTATGCGGCGGGCGGTGACGTCCTTTGCCCAATCGGTCGCCGGGTCAAGCGAAGAACCGGGCGGCGGGGTCTTCTTTTTCGGCGTCTTCGCCGCCATTCGATTTCACCTTGCTGCGCGCCGCCGGGGTCTGGCCAAATTCCACCAGCCAAGCCTTCAATCGGCGGTCTGCATCCATCAGCGCCGAATAGGCCGGGCGCATGCGCTCCATCTCGCCGCCTGCCTTGGTTTCCACCACCTGAAACCGGCCATGAGCGGCAATGTCTTGGCGCAGGGCCACAATCTCCGCGTAAGTCTCTGCAACCTGTTCCAGCGCCGCCGCGTCGGCCTCAGTCAGCACGCCCGACCGGTCAAGGATGGCAGCAAACCGCCCCCAGGCGACACGCGCGTCGGGCGAAAGATGCTCAGGCGGGCTCGGAATGACGCGGGCAGGCTTCGGTTCGGCGGCGTTTAAGGGGCGCTTTCCGGGATTGCCAGCGATCAGCTTGAGATGCGTCGGCTTTGGCCTTCTGCCGGCCATGTCCTATTTACCTTCCATTTCGCGGCGCTGTGCGCGGAGGCCCCCATATTCGGTAACCGCCCCCAGCCCAGAGATTTTGCCCCCCCCTACCCCTTCGCGCGCCCGAAGCGCGGCTTCTGGCCGGGCTTGGCCGCCTGGGGGGGGATAGGCCAGCCATCCGCATCGCAACCCGCCACGCGGCCCTGAAACAGGCGCGGGCGCATGTTGTGGTGCCGCTGGCATAGGCTGCGCAGGTTGGGCAGCGCATCGGCACCGCCTGCATCGCGTTGCTTGATATGGTCCACCACCACGGCGCGGGCGTCACACCCGGCTATGACGCATTGGAAGCCATCGCGGCGTAGTGCTGCGAGGCGTAGCGCCTTCCATTGCGGTGTCTGATAGTAGGGGTTTGGCATTTAGTTTCCGGTCCCGACCATCACGGAAAAAGACTGAACCCTCGGCCCGTGTTGACGCTATCGCGCTGGTCGAGGTGATACGCCTGCCGGGTCAAGCGCAGGAGACAGCCTCGGGCATAAAAAAACCCGGCAGCCTTGTGGGGCTCCGGGCGCATTTATGAAGTGTGCTTGCTTCTTACAAATAATTCAGGCGCCGCGTCAAGCGCTTTTTCACATTCCCCATTCATCGGCCATGCGGTGCAGCGCGCTCGAGAAGTCAGGCAGGGCCAGGCCGCCAGGCCAAAGGTTCCAGCCAATGACGTTCCGCATATCCGCCACCAGCCGAGTGCAACCGATGGCGCCATCAGCGCGGCGCAGGTCTCCGAGCGCCATAAGTTGGGTTTCGGTGATGCCCGCCCGGCCCCCTCCGCCATGGCCGCGCATGTCAGCCTTGGCACCACTGGCTTGCTCCAAGCGCGTCAGGTAGCGGTCTGCGGCTTCATGCTGGCGGTCATCCAGGGCGCCATGTATCCAGAGCTTGTGGTAGATCACCGCGGCGCTGGCGGCGCGCATGTTGGGCAAGTTTGGCGCGTTGGGGTCCGCCCGGTGCCCGAGCATGGCGGTGCCGTTGGCGAGGCGGATTTCCGGCCCCAGGTCCAAGGGCGGCAGCTTGACCGGCCTGCCGCGCTTACGCCCCGCCGCCATCACGTGGCACCCATGGAGCATGCGGGATTGATGGGGTTCAGCATGGCTGGCCTCCTGAAAAATCGGGTTGCATGAAGTTGGGTGGGGGTATGGCTACGAAACCCCCCTATAGTGCCTACGAAACCTACCTCTAACTTATTGATATATAGAGTTTCGTAGGTTTCGTAGGTTTTGTATTGGGGGGGGTATTTGTGGATTTTTGTGCGCGTGAGGGATTGCCTGGGTGCAAAACCTACGAAACCTACGAAACTCCACATATCAACCACTTACGGCTCACTTTCCGGGCTACTTTTGGAGGTTTCGTAGCCGGCGGCTTCAACCAGCATATAGCGAAGGGCCGGGCGCCCCCCGTTTTTCCCGGTTATGGTTGAGGCGGTAACCATTCTCATATTTACCAGTGATCGCAGGAGTTCTTCCCGCTCACGTTCTGGTAGGCGCCAACCTTTCTTGAACATCTCCATGGCTGAAATCGGCCCATGCCGGCGGATGTAATCCAAGGCTCGGTTGATCTTCGCGTCATAGTCGCTGTCGGCGATGTGGCGCGAAGCCTCTTGAAGCAGGGTCTCCATGCAATGCGTGGCCACCGCCCGGCCCCAGGCCATGTCTGGCCCGTCTATGACCGGCGCCACGGGATCACGGCTGATGGCGCGGATCATGGCCAGCTTGATGGCGTTTTCCACCAACCGCGCAGCGATGGCCGTGACGTAGGTTCCGGCGTTCTCCCGCTGGCGCTCAAGCTGCTCGGCCTTCATCGCCTTGCGGATAGCCTCCGCCGCCGGCGTCTCAGGCACCATAAGCGGGTCCGCCGAGGTGGAGGCAGTCATGGCGCCCGAAAGGTTGCCCGCGCCTTCCTGGGGGGCCGCCATGGCCTTCAGCGCGGCCAATAAGGCTGGCGGCGGGTTTGTGATGATGGGCTCTTGCTCGTCCGGGTAGGACACCGGCGAGACAAACAGCAGCACGCGCGCCATCAGCCCATCGTGCATGGAGGCGCCTTGCAGGGCTGACCAAAGCTGGCCTGGCGTGGTGGTGCCGTAAAGCACGGCATGGGGTTCAATTATGTCCATACGCGGGCGGCCTGAGCGGGCAGTCTGGTCGGCATATTCGGCCCCGGCCCAAAACTCGGCCGCGCTGCTGTAAAGCTCCTTCAGGATGGCCGCGATTTGCTTTTTATGGGTACTGGCCTTGTCGCCCAGCACTTCCCGCAACCAATCGCCAAATTCATCAATCTGAAATAGCTGCGCGGGGTGCCGGGTTAAGGCGGTGCGGATGGCCGAGCCAGAGGCAATATCGGACCCGCCCAGATACTGGGCCAGCCCGGCTTCATGCAGCGCGCGCCTGATTTGCTTACGGGCATGATCCTTCCCCGCGCCGCTATCTGCCACCCCGACAGCGTAAATGTTGGTGCGCAGGCGCGTGACATTCTGATACCGCCGGCCCGCAGCCGCGCCGATCAGGCAAATGCCCGCTGCCAACGCCAAAAAAGGCTGAGGGCTGATGGCGGTGGCGTTGCACCAGGCAACAAAATCCCCAAGGGCGCCCGGCACGTCGAACAAATCCGCGGATACCGCCAGGGGCTTCGCCGCCCGAGACATTTCCTTCGCCAGCAACGGCGCCGCCGGGTTGATTTCATCCGGCGGTGTTATGGGCATCGGCGCGGGCGATTGGGGCTTGCCCATGCCTTCGCGAAACGCCTTGTCGAGTGCCTTTTGCGCGTGCCGCTGATCCTTGCATCGATGCAAAATGGCACCGAGCGCGGCTTGCAGCTCACCCCAGGCCTCTCCTTCCGGCAAATCCCCGGAAGCGACCAGCCCGCCGATGGCAAAGGCGCTTTCGTTTATCGTGCTGTATTTGGCGCCCTCGCCGGCCTGCCGGATGGCCTCGCACCTTTCGGCCAACGCTACGCGGCCAAGCGCGGTGCCACCTTCCAATGGTTGAGGCCGCGGGCGGGGCGGCAGGGGTTGGGCCCTGGGCTTTTCAGGCTTGCCCACCGCGGCGGCGTCCAATTCCGGCGCCAAATCCAGGGCCCGGCCTTCGATCGACACCACCTGATGCGCCACGCTGCCTTCAATCCGCCCGTAATAATAGGCCTGCGAGGCGGTAAAGCTTTCCCCTGCCAGGGCGCCGACAAACAGGCCGTTCAGCCGCGCGACCATGGCGGCGCGGTCATCCGGCGCGATGGGGTGCGACAATGGGCAAAGGATGCGCCAGCGTGGCGCGGCTTCCGTATGGCTGGGGCTGGTGTAAATGATGGCAGCGACATTGGCCCCGGCCAATATCTGCCTGGCCCGGTCCACCGTGATGCTTTCCCCATCGTAATCGGCCTCGACACCCGAGGCGGCGAGCATGTTGGCATTATGCCGAAGGCTGCCATGGGATGTGCGCTGGTTGCCGAAGCTGGCCAGCTTAATCCACGGCAGGGCGGCTTTTTCGCGCGCCGTGGTGTCAGTCAGGCGCGGGATCAGCGCGCGCAATGAAACTTCTTCCTCGCGCTTTGTGGATGCGGAGAAATCGCGGAAGAAGGTCACACGCAGCGGCAGGTCTAAGGCCGATTGCGGCGGCGGTTGTGACTGCCGGCGCGACGCCATGTAATCTCGAAATGACATATCGCCGCTCATGTCTCGATGTTCCGCACCGAACCCGTGAGGCGCGCTTGCTGGCCCAAAAGGCTTTCCACGTAGCCGCCGCAAATGGCTTCAATGAATTGGCGCCACTGGTTCGGGCTCCATGTGCTCATGTCCGGTCGGCCCAGGCTGTCTATAAACTCTCCGGCGCGGTCGCTTGCGGCTTCCATGGCTGCGCGCTCAAACTCATTCGGATCGGTCAAGGCTGTTCCCCTTTTGATTGTGATTTCCGCATCCGGCCAGGTGGCGCGTATGGCGCGCATCAGCGGATGATTGGCGACGCTCATGCAAAGCGCACCGCCGTGATTTCGGTGTATTGGCCGACTGGCCTGACCTGAATGGCGACGGGTTCCCTCAGATATTCCGTCATCTTGAGGGCATCTTCGACGGTCTTCGGAACCGGAATGTCCGCATGGCGACGCTTCCACCAGGCTTCAGCCTTCTGGCGCGCATAACCGGTATGCTCAAAGCAAACCCATTCGGAATAGGTCAGAAACCCGACGTCATAAATGACCCGCATTGAGGCTGGCTTGCCCGGCTTTTCGTGGCGGCGGTAAAGCACCGCATCCACGTCAACCCATTCCGCCTTTTGCTGAGTGCTTAGGATTGCGTTGGATGATGCGCGGGCTTCCACCTTTAGCGCGGGCGGCGGAAACTCAAACCCGCAAGACACACAGACCCGAACGCTGGCGTGATTGATGGTTTCGCATTCCGGGCAGGTTTTAACCAGCGCTTCACCGGGTTCTTCGCCCTTTTCCTTCCTGCGCCCATCCACCGTATCAATCGGCCCATGCCGCGCCGTATTGCCGGCGAAATCGAGCACCAAGCAATCATCCTTGCCGGGCGCCAAGCGCGTTCCGCGCCCCACCATTTGGACATAAAGGCCGACGCTCTTGGTAGGCCGCAGCAAGGCGATTAGGTCCGTGCCCGGCGCGTCAAAGCCGGTTGTGAGCACATTGGCATTGGTGACGCAGCGCAGCCTTCCGGCCTTGAATGCAGCCAGAATGCCATCGCGTTCACCGGATGGCGTATCGCCCGTGACGGTTTCGGCAGTGATGCCATGCTCCCGGATGGCGTCCCGGACATGGCGCGCATGGGCAACGCCTGCGCAGAATACCAACCAAGATCCCCGGCCTTCGCCTGCCTTGACGATTTCGGCGACTGCCGCCTTGGTTACGTCATCGCGGTCCACCGCGGCTTCTAGCTGTCCGGCGATAAATTCCCCGCCGCGCGTGCCGACGCCCGAAACGTCAAGCTGCATCGCCGTGCGCTTAGGCACCACGGGCGATAGGTAGCCTTCCTGTATCATCCTCAAAACGGGCACTTCATAGGCAATATCGGTGAACAGCCGGTCCTTGCCTTCGTGGAGCATGCCGCTATCCAGGCGGTATGGCGTGGCGGTGAAGCCGACCACCTTCAGCATGCCGCCATTGACCCGGTCCAATTCGGCCAGGAAAGAGCGATACATGCCGCTGTCATTGCGGCCTAAGAGGTGCGCTTCGTCTATGATAACCAGATCGCAGCGCTGGACGCGCGCCGCGTGTTTGTGAATGGATTGGATGCCTGCAAACAGGATTTGAGCGCGAATATCCCGGCGAGATAGCCCGGCGGAGTAGATACCCGCCGGCGCTTCAGGCCACACCCGAAGCAGCGCCATGAAGTTTTGCTGGATCAATTCCTTGACGTGCGTGAGCATCAAGATGCGCGTTTCGGGGTAGCTGGCGACGGCTCCCCGCACGAAACCGGCGATAACGACGCTTTTTCCTGTGCCGGTTGGCATCACAACAAGCGGGTTGCCGGTGTTGCAGCCGAAATAGTCATAGAGCGCATCAATGGCGCCGCGTTGATAGGGGCGGAGTTCCATCATGGAGACACTCTCCGCGCTAAAGCGGCGTCCACATCACGCTTAAACACGACGAGTTTGCCGCTGGCGGCAAAAATTTGAACAAACTGCCTCTCGGTGGCGCCCTCGCCTTGATATGCGTCGACAAACAGAAATTCGCTTCTGTTGCGCTCCATCTGCCGCAACACAGCCGGATATTCGTCCGCGACAGTGGGCTTAATCTCGACGCGCAGTGCGCCTAATTCCTTTTCGTGCGTGTCAGCATAGGCAGCCGACGAGGGAAGCCCGGTCTTTGTATCTGACCAACTTGGTATCTTGGCCAGAAGCATGATGTGGACATCCGCGTTATCGCGCTCAAACGTCGGGACACACCTATAGAGAATCGGTGCAGCCTGAATCTCGGCGGCAAGCCGCTCAACATGCAGGGCGTGTCCGCCGCCCCACTTCTTGATCTCAGAAGCCGCTTCGAGAAGGTAAGTAACGGTGCTCGTTTTTTCTTGCTCAGCAAACCAGCGATATTTCGCCGCGCGTTCATCAGCGCCGACGTGAATAAATGCCCGACAATAACCATCGTCCAAAAACAGGGCTTGAAGCCGGTTGTGGACCGGCGTCCTACTCATGGCATCTGCGTCGCGGTGCTTCACCAAGTGCGCGAAACGCTCTCGGAACCACGGCTGCGCTTCCAGCCACGCCATATAATTGGCGTCGGCAAGCATATCCTCGATGGGCTGGCCTTTATATTTGCCGAAAGGCACAAGGTCGCTCATCCCGCCACCCCATCGCGCCATTCGGTGCCATCTGGCAGGCGGTAACTCACCCAATCCTCGCCAGCGTCCACCTGTTCGCCATGCACCAGCGCCGGGATGTAAAGATGCGCCGCGCAGCCTTGTTCCTGCGCCTGCCGCGTCAAAGGCACGTCATGCCGCGCGCAATGCCAGGCGCCTTCCATGACTGGCGACGAATGAAGGCAGGAACGGCAATGGCGCTCGGGCAGCGCATCGCCATGGCAAGCGGCGGCATGGTCGCAAAAGCGGCATTGCCACCAAGCCGGGTCATTACTGACGCGCGAAGGCGGAACAGGGCTGGCAATGATGCGCTCGGCCTTGGCCATCAAGCGCAGCGCGGCCTCGGCGTCATAATGCAACCGCTCTTGATACAATTCGTCGGTGTCTTTGTTCACCGCAAGGTAAAAGGCGCGCTCGATGCCGGCCAAGTGCATATAGACCTGCATCTGCGCCGCGTGCATCGGCTTTGCCTTGGCGACGCCATCCTTCAGTAGCGCGGCGAAGGACTTCGCCGAATGCGTCTTAAACTCACAAACATGCCAAGCCTTCGGCGCTTCTGGAAAACCAATCGCCACCGCGTCCATGCTGCCGCCGAAATGCCCGCCGGCGTCCCGGAGGTTCCATTGCCCGCCGCTTTCCGGGTCAGCATCCATCACCGTCACGCCGACGCGGCGCAGGTTGGCGACAAAGCGCGCTTCGGCTAGGTGGCCGGTTTCAAACAAGCGCAGCATGCGGCCCACGTGCCGCGCGCGCGTTGTCCAGCGCCATGAATACCAAATGGCGCGCTCACACTCTGCGCCGATCAATGAGGCACCCAGGTGCTGGCGATAGCCGCTTTCCTGCGCCGCTTCATAGGCGGCATAGATGGCGGATACTGTAGGGGTTGCAGGCGGTGGTAGCTGCGCCATAGGGTGCGGGGCCTTTCGGGTGCATTTGCTGCCTGGATGGTGGAAGCCCCCGCGCGACTGGCCTGAGAAACGAGGCGCGCGGGGGCGGCTTTGCTAGGCGCTACGCCGCCAAGGCGGCGTGCTGCTGGCAGGCTTCGCAGCCGGTGGCGGCGCGGCTTGCGCGGGCGCCTGGCGCGCTGGCGTTGCGGCCTTGGGCGCCGGCCCGCTCACGGGCTCATAGCCGCCCACGATATTGCGATACCGCCGCTCTTCGACCGGTAGGTGAGCATCGCGGCTGTCTGGTTCCACCTTCACCGTGACCAGTAGCGCGCGCCCATGCAGTTCTTCGCTGTCACGCACCTGCATCTTGTTGACCGCGTGGCAGATGGCCGAGAGCGTCCGATGCGCGATTTCTTGTGCTTTCGGGTTGGCGTTCACGATGTTCAGTTGATCCCAAAGGCGCCGGCGCTGATGCTCGCCTTCCAGCACTTCCATGGTGAGTTTCAGCATGCGCCCACCCTTTTGCGTATCAACGATTTCGCTTTCGATGATCTGCGCCACGTATTTGCCGGGCGGGAGCGGTTCGCCGCGCGGTTGGGCGGGGTCAACGGTGGAGGCGTCAAAGGTATCGTCGAGGAATGCCATTGCGGCTTACTCCTGATTTGCGGTTTCGGAATAATAGGGAATGCCGGCGGCAAGCATGTTCCAATCAAGGTCAATGCTGTCGTCCAGGCCGAAGCGGTTTTTGGCGAGGAATGCCGGGCGCTCGGTGGTGTAAAGGCGCCGTTCACCGGCACCCACGCCCCGCACCGCTTTCCCTTTCAAGCCCTGGTCAGTTTTGACGGTGCTGACGCGGTAATTGGCGAACAGCACGGCGTCCACCTGCTCCTGGCAGATTGCCGCGGCGCCCTTGTGCAGCTTGATTTGATAGCGGTCATACGGTTCGGTTTCCGGGCTTTCAAACCGCTTGATTTCGCAATGGGCAAGGAAAATGATGCCCATGCCGCGT